CCCTTGGTCATGGCGAAGGCTATATGTCACGTTTCGGTGTTAGTTTAGAAGACAATAGTGTTTTTTCTACTTATTTTTATGAAAGTGAATTTTTCTCTTACGAGAGCATCAAGGCGCGCCTGTGGAACATGTACGTATCTTTAATAAATAATCCTAAAACCAGCACCTATGGCACAATTTATGAAACAAGAAATTGTATGAAAGCATCGTGGGCCCCTATTACATCAAGCACATATAAGACAAAAATCAAAGAAGGCTTCAGAGAAAAAGTTTCCATTTATTTTGACGACGGCGATATTCCCATCGACTTGGCAGCAGGAGAGGCCCCTCCGCAGACATTTAAACAACAGTACAATGATGAATACTTTTTACCGTTTTATTTGAAATTAAGATTGGCGGAAAGTAACGTTAAATACAATAAAAGAGAATTTACAGCAATTATGAAGAAGGCATTTGACCTCCACCGAACATTCGGTATAGAGGCAGCAGTGGCACATGTAGGCCAATTAGTTAAACAAACGAAGATATATAAAAAAGTGCCTACTGACAAAAAACCTCCCTTTGGAATAAAATATTTTGGTGATTCTACTAGTTCGGGCTTGCATTCTTATGCAAAGCCTGCTATAATGAAACAAGAAACTGTATGAAAGCACCGAATAGTAAATAAATGATTTTTCAAACATTTGATGACAAAAAGAAATGTATGGCCGTCTTCGCGCAAGGCAAGATCCACAAGGATAAGATACCGACCCCTCTTACAAAAACCTGGGATTACTCTGAGACACTACAGAATAAAAATATTAAGTATGCAAAATATTATTGTGGCGGAAAGAATTTAGATGAAGTATGCCCCGAGCATCTAAAAAGAGAGTGGGAAAGTGTAAATAAAAAGTTAGAGGCTTTCTATCAGGCAGTCAATGAAGCAAAACTAGATCTTAATGAACACTGTTTTTTTGATCTTGTTCCTCCCCACTTTTTGCTAAATTATGGACACGTTAAGAACAAAATTTGCGCCCACATTTTTTCCAATTTTAAAAAACCACAAAATTATGAATTCCTGGTAGATCTTACGAAAGCCTTAACAGAAATAAAAAATACAAAATTAAATATTGATATGTCCTCATTAGACAAACGTCGCCATGAATTCAAAGTACGACGATTTCTTAAAAAAATAAATAAAACATCTCCTTACATCGTGTATGATATACGCGGCACTAAAACAGGGAGGTTAACATCAAAAGCTTTTCCAATATTAACAATGGACAGAGAGTATAGAACAATATTAAAGCCCAACAACAAATGGTTTTTAGAATTAGATTATAATGCAGCAGAACTGCGCGTCATGCTTGGATTGTTAGGCAAGGAGCAACCGCCCGAAGATCTACACGAATGGAATTTGAAAAATGTATATAAAGGAGTAGGCACAAGAGATAAAGCAAAAAAGAGGATATTTGCGTGGCTATATAACCCAGAATCAAAAGACCACTTGTCAGATCAGAAATATAATCGAGAAGAACTTTTAACAAAACACTGGGATGGAACTTGTATCAAAACATATTTTAATAGAGAGATCAAGGCAGATAAACATCACGCCTTAAATTATATTATCCAATCAACAGCGGCTGACTTATTTCTTCGACAAATGATTAAAGTTTGGGAACTATTTAAAGATAGGAAATCTCAAATTGCGTTTTGCTTACATGATTCTCTCATAATTGATTTGGCCGAAGAAGATGAGACGATGATAAATGAGATAAAAGAAGAATTTGCCAATACAGAATTGGGCAAATTTAAAGTAAATATTTTCGGCGGTAAAAATTTTGGCAATATGAAAAGGATGAATGTGAAATAATGCAAACAATAATCGGGCTAGGGAAAGCCGGCTGTAACATAGCAGACCAATTTGCTAAGTACCCTCAATACAAAATATATAAAATAGATACAAATCTCAAAAAAGAACCACGTTGTTATAATTTTCCAGAATATGATCATCCTGAGAAATATGAAGAGAATTGCCCTAACTTGAAACGCTTTTTTAAAAACATAAAAGATGATATTATGCTTATAACAAGCTGTAGTTTCATTTCTGCCGCAGTGCTTAAAATTTTAGAACAGATAAAACATAAATGTCAAATAAGCATATTATACATTAAGCCTGATCGTTCACTTCTTCCAGAACTAAAACTTCTTAATGACAATGTTGTATTTCATATTCTTCAAGAGTATGCACGCAGTGCACTGTTTAAAAGAATATATTTGGTAGACAATACAGAAATGGCTAAAATCATTGGAGATATCCCTATTCGAGAACATTTTAATAAGTTAAATGAATTAATTGTTCACACAATCCACATGATGAACGTATTCAACAATTTAGAACCAGAGGCTAGCACATTTGCACCGTTTATAGAAACTGCAAGAATATCAACTTTTAATTTATTAAATTATGAAACTGGCGAAGAAAAATCATTTTTTGATCTTGACATACCGCGCGAAAAGAGATATTATTATGGAGTGCCTGAAAAAACACTTCAAACTGACGGAACACTACTGAAAAAGATCGGGGAACAGTTAAAAGAACAAAAACAGCATGATAAAATGAAGATGAGCTATGGAGTTTTTTCAACCAACTATGATGACATTTATGCATTTAGTTTATTGAACAGCTCAATGGTTCAAAATAATAAATTTAGACTTGACAAAGATTTAAATTTATAGTATTATATAAAGATAGCGGTATAAGAGAGTTATTATACTGACTTTAACAAAAAAAGGAGACAAGAAAATGTCAATTGATTTAGATAAAATGCGCGAGCGCATGACCACCCTCAAAAATAAAGGAAATGCTAATAACCGATTTTGGCGTCCACCAGACGGCGAATCAGTAATTCGTATTATCCCCACCGCAGATGGAGATCCGTTCAAGGATTATTGGTTCCATTATAATGTGGGAGATAACCCCGGTTTTCTTAGCCCAAAGAGAAACTTTGGAGAAGATTGTCCTCTAGATTCTTTTGTTCGCCAACTTTGGCAAGAAGGAACAGAAGATAGCAAACGGATGGCTAAGAAGTTGTCTGCTCGTCAGCGTTTTTTCGCACCTGTGCTTGTTCGTGGAGAAGAAGACCAAGGTGTCCGTGTTTGGGGCTTTGGAAAGCAAGTTTACGAAACCCTTCTTAATCTTGTTTTGAATCCTGAATACGGGGACATCACTGACCCTGAAAAGGGCATTGATTTGGCGATTAATTATGGCAAGCCCGTGGGTGCGAGTTTCCCAGTCACGCAACTCACCCCGCGACGACGAAGTTCCCCGCTTTGTCCCGATGACCCTGAGAAGTGCCACGAACTTCTGGAAAACATTCCAGATTTTGAGGAGCTGTTCGCCCCAAGTCGCAAGACTGCGGTCGAAGTTCAGGGCATGCTAGATGAATTTCTTTTGAGTGATTCGGACCCAGAAGAAAATTCTAGTGAGACCACCAAGTATAATACAAAGAAAGAAGGAGGCACGTCTGTTGACAAAGCCTTCGCGGATTTGCTTGGTTAAGAATGTGGGGGCCTTCGGGCCCCCCTTCTTTTTAATTTAACACCTTTAAGGAGAAATCGATATGGATGCAAAGTTTATTGTTTGGGATCAAATCTCATTGCACGGCGCAACGCCCAAAGAAACGTTTAATACTGTGAAAGAATACTTTCCAGAAATTTCTGATGAAGAGCTTAATGTTTTGATTCAAGAGGAAGTAGAGAAAAAGGTCAGAAATGGCAAAAAATAAAACAAAAACAGGAAAACTTTCAATAGCAGACATGCGCCAGCTTATCAACAAAAAAGCTGGCATGAATGTTGCGCACAATTTAAACGAAGACAGCCCAACAATCGTAAAAGATTGGATCCCAACCGGATCACGCTGGCTCGACTCAATCATCTGCCGAGGACAACTAGCAGGAATTCCAGTAGGAAAAATCGTGGAGATTGCTGGTCTTGAGTCCACAGGCAAATCATTTTTAGGTGCCCAAGTGGCAGCGAACGCACAGGAACGAGGGATAGACGTTGTTTACTTCGATTCAGAATCTGCAATAGACCCAGGCTTTTTAGAAAAAGCTGGTTGTAATGTAGACAATCTTTTATATGTGCAAGC